CCACATAAGCATATTAGAGCCAAACATTGCATTTATTGAAAGGTTTCAATTACTTCGCGCTGAAATTAATCCAACGATAAAGATTGTAACAGCAAGAGGCTCAAAATCAAATCTTTCCGCAGAAGAAAAACAAATCAGATACCAAAAATTAATATCAGATTGGTTAAATAAATACAATGTGCCATTTGATTGCATAAGTTTTAACAAAGAATACGCAACCATGTACATTGATGATATGACAATAAACCAAGATGCAGCATTTGCCGGTTTATTAAGTCCGTTCACAAAAAACAAAATTATATTCACACATGATAGCATAATCAAACAAACGCAAAGCGCATTATTTGAATTTGAATGGTATAAAATAGCCGCAGCGCATTTAGATACGCCAAAGGTTTTATTTTGCAACGATGAATTAATTATTACAGAACGCATAAAAGACTACAGAAAACCAAATGCGAAGGATTTTATTGAGATAATTAATAAAATGAAAGCAATAGAAGGCAAGCCGGTACCATTTGAAACATATTTGCAAAACATAAAACCAATTGAACATTCAACGCAGGCGGTTGTAGATTTACAATTGCCGCAGCACGATGCTACATTCTTCCATGGGGATTTATCAACAACAAATGTTTTAGTCGCAGATAAGATATATTGCATCGATGCAAACAGCCGCAATATATTTGGCAGCTATTTAACAGATGCCGGCAAAGCGTATTTCAGTTTAATAGCATTTGAGCAACATTATGCGGAAGCAGAAAAGATTGCGCAGGCATTTGGGCCGGATGTTATAAAGTTTGCAGTCGCAGAGGGATTACGCGTCTGCAAATATCAAGAAAAATATATTTCAATAGTAAACAATATCGCGGATTTGATATGAAGATAGCAATACCAACACATCGCAGAGCAAATGTTATTAATAAATTGACATTAAACCTTTTGCAGCAATTCAATAAAGCGGATATCTATATCTTTGTAAGTGATGCGCAGGATATGCCATTATACCAAAAAGAATGTACCGGTTATAATCTAATCCAATGCAATACAGATAATGCGACAGATAAGTTCAATTTCATACAAAGCTATTTTGATGGCAACGAATTTATATTTGTAATTGAAGATGACATTAAAAAAATACAATCTTTAGTTACAAGCGACATTGCAAAGCTATTTAAATTTATAGAAAGCTATTGTTTGAAGCATAAGATTAATGCATTTGGCGTTTATCCAAGTTCAAATAAGTTTTTTATGAGCAAGACAATAGATATTGGATTAACTTACATTGTCGCAAACCTATTTGGATTTAAAGCGCAGCAAGATAGCCGGTTAATGTGCAAGATGCGTTCAAAGACAGATTATGAAAGAAGCGTTTTGTATTATAATGTTCTTGGAGATATAGCAAGGTTTAATTTTATATCTTGTCTGACAAACAATTACAGCAATGCAGGCGGCATGCAAGAGATAGCAAATAGGGAAGCCATAGAGAAAGAAGCATCTTTAATGCTATGCAAAATGTATCCGGAAATTTACAGCATAAACACAAAAAGAAAATCAAAATATACGGAATTGAAAATGAATAAGAATGTTAAAAAGCAAGCAATATGAAACGAATAGATTTAATTGAGCAGCCGCATGGCAATAAGATTGGCGATAAATGTATTTATACAGAGCCAAACATTACAGAAGATTGTATCTTTTATGATGCCGATGGCAATCCGATTGGTTTTTTTATGCGCAGCATGCCGGAAAAAGCAAGCAAGTTAGCAGATTTAGCGAATGCGGAATTACTTTCAAAGAATGTACCAAAGCAAGAAATGAGCCGAGGGCCGCAGGGCAATAAAGCGGACAAGGCAGCAAGAGTTGCAGCAGGAAAGAATTTAGTTACGCAATTTAGCACCATTTTAGGCTCCGTAGCACCAAAACCACACATGCGCAGGCCATATCCTACCATCAGCAGCGTTCACTCCGTTAAATCGGCCGGAATGTTTATTAAAGCGATGCTGTTATTGGCTAAAGAAGCAGAGGATTTAATCCAAGACATTTTGCCGCAGCAATATGCAGCGCAGCAAGAATTATTTAAGGATGTAAAAAAAGAATGGCTGTTCAGCAAATTGTTTACAAGCAGCATTTCAAATTATAATATTAATGCGGATTACCATAGAGATGCCGGCAATATAGTTGGCGCAGTTAATGTAATTATCACAAAGCGTTTAAATTCTATTGGCGGAAACTTAAATGTGCCGGATTACAATGCAACCATAGACCAATGCGATAATTCAATTTTGGTTTATCCTGCATGGCGCAACTTGCATGGAGTAACGCCAATTATTCCAACACATGAAGGCGGATACCGCAATAGTTTGGTATTTTATCCTCTGAAAGCATTTAAAGGCATTTAAGAATACAGAAATGGACATACAAAAAAGGGCAATGCTTGAAGCATTAGAAAAAAACTTGGGAATAGTTACCGGCGCATGCATGCAAGTTGGCATCGCAAGGTCTACGCATTATTTGTGGATGGGCAATGATACAGAATATAAGGCAGCGGTTGAAGAAATTGAAAATTTGACTTTAGACTTTGCAGAAAGCCGGTTGCATAACAAGATTAGAGATGGCGATACCACAGCCACAATCTTTTTCTTAAAGACAAAAGGCAAGAAGCGCGGATACATAGAACGCGTAGAACAAGAAGTTACCGGCACCATGGACAACCATTTACAGATATCAATTGTAAGGACAGACCACAGAATTAAGAAAGCGGAAAACGAAATAGATTTAGAATAGAATGTTTGAAACAACAGAACTCTTTGATGAAAATTTGCAGGCTGATACAAAAATTGTTGTCAATCAAGGCGGCACATGGTCATCAAAAACTTATTCTATCTTGCAGGTGCTATCTTATATTGCATTAACAGATGCCGGTTGTTTGATTACAATAGTTGGCCAAGATATACCGAACTTAAAACGCGGCGCGCTGCGTGATTTCCAAAACATTTATTTGGATACGCCATTAATTGAAGCCGAGATATTGAGTTTCAATAAATCAGAACGCACATTTGTATTCCGTAATGGCAGCACAATTGAATTTCAATCCTATGATAATGCGCAAGATGCCAAATCCGGAAAGCGCGATTACCTTTTTATTAATGAAGCCAATGGTATTGATGTTAATATTTGCAAACAGCTAATAATCAGAACAAAGAAAAAAGTATTTATTGATTACAATCCGGATGCAGAGTTTTGGGTGCATGAAGAATATCTGAACAATCCAATTGCCACATTTTTATATTCAGATTATAGGAATAATCCTTATGTGCCGCAAAGCATTATTGATGAAATAGAGGGATTAAAAAATATAGATTATGAATTGTGGAAAGTTTATGCGCGTGGAGTAACGGGCCGCATAGAAGGATTGATTTATAGGCATTGGAGTACAGCAAATGAATTTCCTGCAGATATCCCTTTTGTTTATGGATTGGACTTTGGTTATAACCATCCAACAGCATTGGTCAAAACCGGTTGGAGCGATACCACATTATACGCGCAGGAATTAATCTATGAGAGCGGATTAACAACCGCAGCACTAATTGAAAAGATGCGCAGTTTAAATTTAGGCAGCATACAGATTTACGGCGATGCAGCGCGACCGGATACCATTGAAGAACTATATCAATCCGGATTAAATGTTTTCTCCGCAGAGAAGCCGGTAAAAGATGGCATCAATGCTATAAAATCAAAACCTTTATTCATAATAGATAGTCCAAATTTGGTAAAAGAGTTACGCACATACAAATGGAAAGTAGATAAGAACAACAAACCATTAGATGAGCCGGTTAAATTTAATGATGATGGCATGGATGCCATGCGTTACGGATTTTATAATGGCTTCAAAGCTGCAAACAAAAAGATATCATGGTTTTAATAACAATAGACAAAGAATACCAATTTCCAACGCAATTGAATGAAATTACGCTGCGCCAATTTATAGCAATATCTGAAAAGATAAATGAAAAAGATTATGACAATGTAGTTTTTGATTTAATACCGGTGCCGGAAGAAGTTTTTTTTAACATTAGCATAGAAGGC